CCAGGTCGCGCGCCCATCCCTACATCTAGCCGTTAGCACACACTAACATTTGTGTGACAAACACAACATCTTGTGTTTTCGCGTCTCTGAATCGCGTAAGTCATTGATTACGCTCGTTTGGTGCAATGCGGCGAGATTTAACAGAATAGCGATTATGCAACAATGGCACGTTAGCGCACGTTTACATGGTGGCGCGATGGCGTGCGAGCGCTCGAGCATGCAGGCCAGGGCGCTGGCGCGATCGCGAGGGGGGGGGGGGAGGGGCGTCGCGCGTGGGCGAGGGGCCGGGTGGTTCGCCGACTGCCGGGGTGGCCTCGCGAGGACTCCGACGGGTACACACGCATCCATATCCCCATCCCCACGTCGAGGCATCGATCAGGCGTATCGAATAGCCCTCGCAAGGATTATCGCGACGAGTTGCCGATCTGCGATGTTGTGGGCATATTCCCGCGTCATGGGAGAGTTGAAGAACGACCGAATCGCCCGGTACTTGGAGAAGATCCACCCGGACATGGCCGACTGGACGCTGGAGGAGTTGTTTCAGCGGATGGCGGATGGCGAAACGTTGTACGAGGTGTGCAGCGCGTGGGACGTGCCGACGGGTCGGGTGCTGACCTGGCTGATGGCCGACGAGAAGCGGCATGCGATGTACCTGCGGGCGCTGGAGGTGGCGGCGCATGGGTTGGTGGCTGAGGCGGTTGGGATTGCGGATGAGCCGGCGAACGTGCTGGCGAGTGGCGCGACCGATGCCGGCGCGGTGGCCCACGCGAAGTTGCGGATCGAGACGCGGTTCCGTGTAGCGCAGGCGCACGCGAAGCAGATGTACGGCGGGAAGGATGTGGGGGGAGGGGGTATTACCGTGGTGGTGAACCGGGGGGGCAGTCGGAATCCCGGCGCCGACGACGGTACGGATCCCCCGCCCGGTGCGTTGGAGAATGGAATCAGCGTGTCGGCGGATGGCCGGACGCTCACAGTGGAGGCGTAGAAACATGGCGATCACACCGGCAGCATGTCAGGCGGCGCTGGATTCGACGGCGCAGGGAAAGATAGCGAATATCGTGCGGGCCGACGAGGGTGGCGGCGGCACGCAGCAGCGGTGGTACGTGGTCGGCGTGACGCGGCCGTATGCAGGCAGGTCGCGCTGGGTGAACACGACGGCGGCGGATAACGCGGCGACGCAGGCTGCGGCGATTCTGGCGGCGCTCACCGCGTAACGGCGAACCGCGCGTGAAAATCAGCCTCCCGCACCGCTGGAAGCCGCGCCCGTATCAGGACGCGCTGTGGGGCTACCTGTCGGGTGGGGGCAAGCGCGCGGTGGCGAAGTGGCACAGGCGTGCGGGCAAGGATGAGGTTTTCCTGCACCACGTCGCGTGCGCGGCGCATGAGCGCGTCGGAAATTACTGGTACATGCTGCCGCAGTACGGCCAGGCGCGAAAGTCCATGTGGGACGCGGTGAACGGGCACACCGGCAAGCGGCGGATCGATGATTCGTTCCCGCCCGAGATCAGGAAGCGCACGCTGGAAAACGAGATGAAGATCGAGTTCCACACCGGCTCGACGTTTCAGCTTGTCGGCAGCGACAACTTCAACTCCCTCGTCGGCTCCCCGCCAATCGGCCTGGTGTTCTCCGAATACGCGTTGAGCGACCCGTCAGCCTGGGGCTACCTGCGGCCGATCCTGCTGGAAAACGGCGGGTGGGCGGGATTCAACTCGACGCCGCGCGGAAATAATCACTTTAAAAAACTGTGCGAGTTCGCGCGCAACGACCCGGAGTGGTTCTACGACGAACGGACGGCTGACCAGACGGGTGTATTCACGCCCGAGCAGCTGCAATCGGAACTGCGCGAGATGCAGGCCGAGCATGGCGACGAGTTTGGGAAGTCGCTGTGGCTGCAGGAGTATTTCTGTTCGTTTGACGCGGCGGTGATCGGCTCGATCTGGGGCGATTGCGTTGCCAAGGCGCGCGAGACGGGCCGGATCCGCAGCGTGGAGATCGTACCAGGTGTGCCGGTGTGCACGGCATGGGACTTGGGGCGCACGGACTCGACGGCGGTGTGGTTTTTTCAGGTTGTGAAAGACCCGATCAAGGGAACCATGATTTTGGTGGTCGATTACCACGAGTCGAACAACAAGGACATCGATTTTTACTGCGACATGCTGCGCGCCTGGGGCAAGAACAACGAAATCGCGTATGGCACGCACTACCTGCCGCACGACGCGCGGCCGCGAACGCTGGCTGCCGGCGGAAAGTCGATCCTGCAGCAGTTCATCGACCAGAAAGTCGGCCGGTTTGTGATCGCACCGCGTCTGGACGTGATGGAAGGCATCCAGGCGGCGCGGGCGACGTTCCCGTATGTGCATTTCAACGACAACGAGGACTGCCAGCGCGGCCTGGACTGCTTGCAGCACTACCACCGCGAGTGGGACTCCGAAACGCAGACGTTCAGCGACAGTCCGGTGCATGACTGGTCGTCGCACGGCGCCGACGCATGGCGCTACCTGTCGCTGGTATGGCGGCAACCGAAGGTACAGGAACCGTCGATCACGTTCGAAACGAAATCGCGGACGAATTCTTATGGACCGGGATTCACGTTTGGCGCGCTGAAGAATTCGCACATGCGGAAGATGAAGGCCGAAAGACAAGCGAGGATGCACTGATGGCAGTCGATACCGTAACGCCGGGAACTCCGGTCCTGATTAGCGCAACCGACGATGTGGTTGCCACGCGGAATGGCATGTTGATCGGGTTCTACGTGAACAGCACGTCTGCCGGCACGATTGTGTTGAAGCAGGGCGGCTCGGGCGGCACCGCGATCAGCGGCACGATCACACCGGCTGTCGGCTGGCACACGTTCCCGGCCGCGTTTGTGGCCGGACTGCACGCGACGGTCGGCGGCACGATCAGCGTGACGTTTTTTGTGATTTGAGGATGATGCCATGCTGCTGACAAACAACGGGGCTTTGACGATTGATGCATCTGCGGTCAATACGGCCGACGTTGTGTATCAAGGAGGTATCGCAGTTCGCGCGAGCACAGGTGCTGTTTATGTCAGCGGTATTGATGTCATCAACACGTACACCTGGGCGCAACTACAGGCGTTACCCAGCCCCACTGCAAACACTCGCGCCTATGTTAGCGATCTTGGAAATTCGGAATGGGTTTATAACGGGACTCGCTGGACTCGAAACAGTCCGGTTATCTTGGGCCAAAGCGCGCTACCGATCATCATTCCTTCTTCTGGGAGCGTTGGCGTAAATGGCGCTTTGACGGGAATTGTTGCGCTGGATTTCACATATCCGGCGTGCTACATGTATTTCATATCAAATGCAGTTTATGCAGGACAGACGGCCGGGTATTACTACGTCGTCATGTCCTCGACGACTGCTGGAACGATCTACAACAATCAATTGAATCCGGCTGCGCCGTCAATTCCCGCCAGCCCTACCGGCGTTGTGTCGGGGGCAATCGGCGCTTTTACTCAAAGCGTTGCGGCTGTGCCAACGGCTGTAAGCGTCAGCGTTCCGGCCAATTCAATGGGGCCAAACGGATCGGTTCGGTATTCCATGCGAACACGCGCAGTTGGAAATGCCAGCGGACAAACCATTTTTTGCGGGTTTGGTGCCAGCAATTCAAACGTGTTTGCACTTGGAATGAACTTGGGCGTTGCGATGGGTTCATTGATCACGGATATTCGGAATCGTGGCAACACAGCTCGGCAAATGACGGGTAATCAATTTGCCAATCCGCTTGTTGGCATGACTGGAAACAATCCGGCCACGCAAAGCACCGTTGATACTACAGCGGCGCAAAACGCAACAATCGCGCTGCAAATCAATACGGCGGCCACTGATTTTGTGATTTTAGAATCGTGGTGTATAGAATTGTTACCGGGCGCTTAAATGGGAGCGTACAACCCATTTACTCCGCTGGGTACGGCTACGTTATCAACACCTGTAGCCGTGCCTGCTGACTTCGCCGGTATGCACTGGTTTGGCTGGCCTAATGGATCTCCTGCGACGCCTCGCCCAACGTGGCTTCGAACCAAAAATAGTTACATGCATGACTATCGCGCTTGGGGATCGGGGCCGTGTGATTGGGCACAAATCGAAACGTCCCAAGGTGTATATGACTGGGCGGCATTAGATGCGTACATGGATGCGCAATATGAGAACGGCATAAGCCCATGCGTTAGTCATATTTACATGCCATCGTTTTATAGTGCTAACCCCGGAGTTGTCAGCGTTGCAAGTGGTAATAGTTCCCTCGGTGCTGGTGGCCCGTTAACAGCATTAGGACGAACAGGGTGGGCCAATTTTGTTACTGCGTCAATTCAGAGATACAAGGCTCGCGGCACTCCAATTGTTTATTGGCAACCTTGGGAAGAACCTTGGTGGCCGGTGGTTCTTGGCCAGGGTTATTGGTGGGGCACTCAAGGCGATCTAGTTGACCTTTGCTATATCTCTTACGTGGCAGCAAAATCCGCTGACCCGAACGTGATTGTGTTATCAGCATCGGCGTCCCCTCCTGTTAATGCTGATCCGATTGCATGGACAACTTACACAGGCACGGTCAACACCGGAGTGTACGGTTATCAGACCTATGATTGGTATGGAGTTGACCTTTTTGGAAATACTCCAACTGCTTTTCCTTGGGGCGTTGATGTTGGATATTCTCCAGATTATCGGCTGTACTTAACAATGAATGGAAACACGCAGGTCACGATAAGCGGTGAATTGGCGGCAATGCGCGCATCGATGGGCGCAAACATCAAACCTTTTGCAATTAACAGTTTGGGGTTTTCCTACGATGGTACGGGCGTCAATGCAACAGCTTTTCGGGCATTTTCAGCTACAAAGCGTAAACAATGGATTGCACGAATATTGTTAGAGTGCGCCGCAAACGGCGTAAAGTTTGTAACGGTCTATGGTGGTGACGCAAATACTTGGCTAGGCGGCGGCGGCACTACGATGTGGTCTGGTGATTTTGTGAATGACACAAATGGCGTGATTGCAGGATTCAACGAAATTGCAGCAAATGTTTCCGGCAAAACAATGGTGTCCTGCGGATACTTGCTGGATGGCACGATGAAGGCTCAGTTTTCAAACGGAACGAGTTATACGATTTAACCGCGCAGGCCGGATGCCTGCTGTAGACGCCGTGAGGCGCTCGGATAACTGAACATGGTTGCAGAGAATAAATCAGACGATAGTGGCGAGCGCAAGCCGGACGCGAAGGTCAAGTATTGGCTGAACGAAATCGCTGCGGCCAAGAAGCGCGAGAAGGATTGGCGGAAGACAGGCGACCGGATTCTGGACATCTACAACTCCAGAAAACCGGAGGAAGTCCCCTTCAATATTTTATTCAGCAACACCGAGACCCTGCTGCCGGCGCTGTATTCGGCAGTGCCGCGTCCCCTCGTCAATCGCCGGTTCAAAGACGACGACCCGATAGGCAAGGCCGCTGCGACTGCCGGCCAGCGCGTGCTGGAGTTCCTGCTCGACACCAATGTCGATGGCTACGAGACGTTCGACGAAGCGGTGCGCTCGGCAACGCTGGATGGTTTGCTGCCAGGGCGCGGCATCACATGCGTGAAATACGACGCCGATATCGGCGAGATGTCGCTGTCGGTTGACGACGAGACGCCGGCCAATACCGAAGAAATCGAGAAGGTGCAGGAACCCGCCGAAAAAGAGATGCACGACGGCGAGTACGTGAGTTCGGAACTGGTATGCACCGACACGCGTTCATGGAACCGCGTGTATTTCGGCTACGCAAAGAAGTGGTCGAAGATGCCGTGGATTGCCTACGAGGAACACCTCGATGAAGGCGAGGCCAAGCGCCTGTTTGGCGAGGAGATCGCTGGCAAGCTGGACTATCAGGAAGACGAGGCCAACGATCCCGAGCAGTTCGATGATCGCAAGGGCCGGTCGGGCAAGGCATCCGAGCGCGATACCGGCGAGCGCAAGACCGCGATGGTTTATCAGATATGGGATAAGGAGGGCGGTCGCAAGATTCGCTATGTCGCCCCGCAGTACGGCGACGGATTCCTGCTGGAGCAGGACGACCCGCTGGAACTGACCGGGTTTTTCAACTGCCCGAAACCGCTGATGTTCCGCGAGAAGTCGAACGACATGCTGCCGGTCGCGATGTACCTTGCGTATGAGAACCAGGCGAAGGAACTGAACGAACTGACGCGGCGCATCAACCGGATTTCGACCGCGATCAAGGCTAAGGCGGTGTACGACACTGAATTGGGTGACGACATCAAGAACCTAATGCAGGCCGACGACAACGCGTTCGTGCCGGCCGACAAGTCAAGCTCGCTCGCCGCCGAAAAAGGTTTGGGCAACGCGATCTGGTTTATGCCTATCGAAAACCTGATTCAGGTGCTGCGCGAACTGTACGCGGCGCGTGAGCAGTGCAAGATGGTGATCTACGAGATCACCGGCATCAGCGACATCATCCGCGGCTCGACGGTGGCATCCGAAACGGCGACCGCGCAGAAGATCAAGTCGCAGTGGGGAACGCTGCGCCTGAAGCGGCTGCAGAAGGAAGTTCAGCGGTACGCCCGCGACCTGTTGCGCATGATGCTGGAAGTGTCGGCGTCGAAGTTCAGCGAGGAAACTTGGGCGAAGATGACCGGCCTGCCGTTCGTCACCACGACGCAGCGGCAGCAGATGGAACAGGTGTTCCAGGCGATGCAGGTACAGGCGCAGCAGATGGCCGCGCAGGGCATCCAGCCGACGCCCGAGCAGACGCAGCAGTTCCAGCAGCTGCAAGCCGAGATGCAGAAGCCGGTCTGGGGTCAGGTGCTGGAGATGCTGCGCGACGACGTGCAGCGCGCATACCGCATCGACATCGAGACGAACTCGACCATTGAGCCGGAAGCCGCCGAAGACCAGCAGAACATCACCGAAATGATGACCGCGCTGGCGCAGTACCTGAACGGCATCGGGCCGCTGGTGCAGCAAGGTGTGATGCCGTTCGGCGCAGCGCAGGGAATGATGATGGCGATTGTGCGCCGGTTCCGCTTCGGTGCCGAAATCGAGGACTACATCCGCGCGATGAAGCCGCCGCAGCCGCAGGACAACGGCGAGGCCGCGAAGAAGGAAGCCGAAGCGCAGAAACAGGCGATGGAGAAGGACGCCACGCACATGCAGCAAACGATGGCCGCCAAGCAGGAGAACGACCGTCTGAACATGCAGTTGCAAAAAGAGCAGGCCGAGCGGCAGTTGCTTGAGCGCAAAGCGGACCTTGACATACGCGAGATGAAGTTCAACGCCGAACAGCAGATGTTTGAGTTGAAGCGCAAGGCTGCGGAAGACAAGATCCAAAGCACCGTGACGCTTGGCAAGCAGACGCTTGGCATGGAACGTGAGCGCGCGACTAAACAGGAAAGCAAGGCCAGAACTGAACAGGTCATCAACAAGAAGTCGGCTGACGTGATTGGCGGCGCGCTGAAGGGCATGGAAGGCATGATCAAGACGCTGGCCGACCTGGTGGTCGAGCAGGGGCAGAGCAATCAGCAGTCCGTGCAGATATTCCAGCAGTCCGTCGAGTCGCTGGCGAAAGCGGTGTCGGCGCCGAGAACGCGCACGCCGGTTCGCGGTCCTGATGGCCGGATTGCCGAAGTCATCGACAGGGTGGATTGATCAATGGCAAGCGGACAAGGCGCGGTGGTCATTGACTTCGGTGCGTTCCCTGGCAGCAACGAGGCAAGCGTGGCCGTGATTGGGCAATCGGAAATTGGTGCGGGAAGCAAAGCCGAGGCTTACATCATGGGCGATGACACCACCAGCGACCACACCGCAGCTGATCACCGCTATGCGGTTCTGTTCATCGGGCTGTCGTGCGGCACACCGACGGCGACAACGGGATTCACGATCTACGCGCGCAGCACTGAAAAACTGCAAGGCACCTTCAACATTCGTTACGTATGGGCGGACTAAATCATGGCACTTGATGCAAACATTCGCGGCGCAACCACCGGCAACGGGCTTGAAGTTGACGCCAACAACCGCGCCCTGGTGCGCCTGCCGGACGCCACCACGCCCGCCAACGTGGGCGCCGTGCGCGTTTTTTCCGAAAACGACGCCGGCGCACTGACCGGCACGCCGTTCCTGCGTTCGGGGGAAGTCTCGGTGGACTACCGGCAGCGCGTTGGTATTGACACGGTGCAGTTCACCGAAACCTTCAACTACAGCGCACAGGACATCAGCAACTGGTCGTACACCTTCAATACGCTGACGGCCAGTCTGCCGGGTAACGGTTATTTGCAATTTTCCACTGTGCAGGGTACTACCAGTGCGCACGGCGCGTTTGTGCGCACGTTTCAGTATTTCCCGCTCATCGGCACCGCGCCGCTGTATGTGGAAGGTTCGCTCGGGCAGTTCACCGCCGTACTGGTCGCCAACGAGGTGTTCCTGTTTGGCCTCGGCTTGCCCACTGCCGCCACTACCCGACCCACTGACGGCGTGTGGCTGCGCATCACCACTGCCGGTGTCGAGGGCGTGCTGGCCTTCAACGGCGTGGAAACAAGCAGCACCTTTAGCGACGCGGTACCGCTAGCGGACCTTACGGTTGGCACGGTGTACAAGTTCATTATCGTCGTAGCTGAAGAAACGGTCGATTTCTGGATTGATGACGAACTGATCGGCTCGGTCACCATTCCGGTGGCGCAGCATCAACCGTTCCTGCAAGGTGCGCTGCCGCTTTTTGCCATGAAGTACAACTCGGGCGCGGTGAGCAACACCAACACCATGCGTATCACCGACATCACCGTCAGCTTGGCCGATATCGCGTCGAACAAGCCGTGGTCGCACCAGATGGCGATTGCGGGCCGCATGGCCTATCAAGGGCAACCCGGCAACACGATGGGCAGCACGCAGGCCATCGGCACTATCACCACCGGCTCGTCGGCGATCCCCACTAGCGCGGCGGGTTCGAACACCGCCGCCAATGCCACTGGTTTGGGCGGTACGGGCGCCATCAACGCTGCGGCGACCGGTGCTACCGACTACATCGCCACCAGTTTCCAGAACCCGGCTGGCACCATCAACATCACGGCACGCAACCTGATCATCACCGGGTGCCGAATTTCCACCATCAACACGGGCGCAGCTGTCGCCACCACGCCCACCACGTTGCAGTGGGCAATCGGCTATGGGCACACCGCCGCCAGCATGCAGACAACGGACACCGCGTCGTTTGCGACAGGCACCACCAAAGCCCCGCGCCGCGTCCTGTTGGGTTTTCAAAGCGCCGCAGTAGGCGCTGCGATTGGCGCGATGTACGGACCTGACATTGATGTCGATATGGCTGATGCGCCTATCGTTGTGCATCCGGGCGAGTTCATCAATACCTTCATGAAGCAGATCATCGGCACCGCCACGGCGTCGCAGACGATCACCTACATCGTGATGTTTCGCGGTTATTGGGAATAAATGTCCCTACTCCTTGCGCTCACTGCGGTTACGCCGCCGACGCCGCCACCAGTTCCGTTTACTGGCGGTGGCGGCGGTGGTGGTGGGCGTCCAGGCTATCGGCGGCGATTCCAGATCATCTATCCAGAGGTCAAGCGCGGCAAGTCGATAGACAAGAGGATTGGCGAGTGGGTTGAGGCAATTGCTGCAGGCGAGCCGGAAGTCGAAGAACCGGCGGAAGTCGCGCAGGTTCGCAAGGCGCTCAAGCCGTATGTGCGCCAGAACACAATAGACCTTGCCGCACTGCAACGCGATGCCAAGCAACTGCGCGCGTTGTTGAAAGCGTATGAGATCGACGCCATACGACGGGCCAAAGAAAACGAAGAAGACGAAGAATTTTTGATGATGGTGCTTTGATGCCAACTTACGAATACGCCTGCGCCTGCGGCGAGATGTTTGACCGGATACTGCCGGTGAAGGACTATGATCAGCCGCAGACCTGTGAATGCGGGGCGATTGCCCGCAAGCGGATATCCAAGCCGATGGTTTTCATCGCACCTGACATCTGCTACGACTCGCCCATCGACGGCCGGCCCATCACCAGCATGCAGGCCCGCATGGAAGACCTGGCGCGTGCCGATTGCGTGCCTTACGACCCGGGCATGAAGCAGGACTACCAGCGGCGCATCGCGCGCGGCGAGGCCGAACTGGAAGCCAAGATTGAACGGACTGTGGAATCTGAAATCGAACGCATGCCGACCGAGAAACGCGAGCGGTTGCACAACGAGATGCTAGGCGGCATGGAAGCGGTGCCGGAACGCAGGACTGCTGACATCCGCTCAAGCGTGACGCTTGACCAAGCCGGGTAGCGCCGGAACCGTGTTGGGGCGGATCTCCAACAAGATGCCGTGAGGCCATCGGACTATGACTGACGAAAACGATACCCCTGATTTTGACATGGACGCTGCGGTGGAGGATGTTGCCGCCGGTCTTGGCCTGTCTCGCCCTGATTCTGCCGACACGGAGTCAGCGCCGGATGAGGCCACGGCCGACGACACGCCAGAGCAGCAGGGAGCGCCGCAATCGGGCGCCGAGGCTGACGAGCAGGCCCAGGCACAAACCACCACGCCGACCACGCTGAACGTCCCGCAGTCGTGGGCGAAGGAACACCACCAGACGTGGGCAACGCTGCCGCCTCAGGCGCAGCAGTACGTTGCCATGCGCGAAAAACAGATGGCGGACGGTCTGGAGCAATACAAAGCATGGGCTGGAATCGGGCGGCAGATCAACGAAGCCATCCAGCCGTTCATGCCGCAACTTCAAGCACGGGGCATTGAGCCGGGTAAAGCCGTTCAGGCGCTCCTAAACGCCCAGGCCATGTTGGACCGAGACCCGGTGGCCGGCCTGCGGAAACTAGCATCGGATTATCGCGTCGATTTGAGCAAAATCGGCGCTGAAAATACACTCCCCATCGACCCGAATGTTGCTGCATTGCAGGAACGGTTGCAGCAGTTTGAGTCAAAACTGTCCGAGCGCGAGCAAGCCGAACTGGCGATCAAGCGCGAGGCAGTGGCGAGTGAAGTCGAGACGTTCGCCAACGACCCGGTGAATGCGTATTTCGATGAGGTGGCAGACGACATCGCCGCCCTGATGAAAGCGTATCCGGCCCTGTCGTTGAAGGACGCCTACGACAAAGCGGTATGGGCGAACCCCGTAACGCGAGCAAAGGAGACTTTCCGGCTCCAGCAAGACACCGAGAAAAAGGTGCGGGAAACCGCACGATTGAATGCGCTGAAGGCAAAGACGGCCGCAAGCGCAACGGTCCGTAGTCGCGACACCCGTAGGTCTCCCACAGAGCCGATAGGAACGATGAACGACACGATGGATGAAGTTTTGAAATCGATTCGAACCCGTACTCATTGACGCTCGAAAGGAGCATAAATGCCATCCCCGAATAGCACCTTCACGGAACTGGTTTCGACCACGTTCCGCAAGCACATCGGAGAGATCAAAGACAACCTCTCCAACCGCAACGCACTGCTGAAGTACATGATGAAGAAAGGACAAACCCGCAAGGAAGATGGCGGCCTGACCATCGTGACCGGCCTCGACTACACGTCCAACTCGACCTACCAGCGTTACAGCGATTGGGATGTGCTGAACATCGCGCAATCCGATGTGATCACCTCGGCTGAATACCAGTGGCGCCAGATCGCGCTGAACGTGGTCGCGTCCGGCCGCGAAATGCGGATCAACAGCGGTGACTCGCGCATCAAGTCTCTCGCCAAGGCGAAGATGAAAAACGCGATCCGCACGTTCAACAACAACTTCTCGTCCGACCTGTATTCGTCCGGCACCCTGACTAACCAGATCAACGGCCTCCAGGCGATCATCGCCGACCTTAACACGAACACCGTCGGCGGCATCGACGCGAACGTGTGGCCGTTCTGGCAGAACACGGTGTTCGATGCGTCCGACAACTCGGTGACCCCGAGCGCGACGACCATCGAGAACCAGATGATGCTGCCGACCTGGCTGACCGTCGATCGCGGCCCGGATGACCAACCGGACCTGATCGTGGCCGACAACACGTACTACAGCTACTTCGAGACTTCCCAGGTGTCGCTCAAGCGGTACTCGGGCAGCGAATCGGCCAACGCCGGTTTCTCGACGCTGAAGTACAAGTCTGCCGACGTGCTGTTCGACGGCAACTCGGGCATCCCCACCAACCACATGTACTTCATCAACACGAACTACCTCGAGTTGGTGGTGCATCAGGACGCGGACATGGAAATCATGGACGAGATGCGCCCGATCAATCAGGACGGCGCAGTGATTCCGATCCTCTGGATGGGCAACCTCGTTTGCTCAAACCGCAAACTGCAAGCCGTGATCAAGGCATAAGGAGAACGACATGTCTGCTTCCATCATCACTTCCGGCCTGGTTACCCCGGCACTCAGCAAGACGGACAACGTGGCACGTTGCGCGGTCGGCACGGTTGTGCAGACCGACGAGGGCGGTCAGGCCATTTTCGTGCAGGCGATATCGGAAATCTCCACCTTCGCCGCAGTTGCCATTTTCGGCAACAGCACGGTGCAAATGCTGACCACCACCAACTCGGCGACCACCAAGAAAGTCGGTTTCGCGCAGGTGTCGATTGCCTCGGGCTACTACGGCTGGGTGCAAACGTCCGGTTTGCCGCGCGTCAACCTGGCCGCGAACTGCGACGACAACGTGCCGCTGTACACCACGGCTACTGCCGGCGTGCTGGACGACGCCACCGTTTCGGGCGGGCTGATTCTTGGCCTGACCAACACGGTGACGATCTCCAACGCGACGGCCGTGACCTGTATCGCGGCGCTCGGCTGCATGGTCGGCACCGGCGCAATGCCTGGCTAAGCGTCAATGCAACTCCTGGACATCGACGTATCGCAGTTTGGTACGGCGGAAAGCAACGCGGACAACATCCGCGCGGCTTTGCGCAGGGATTTACCGGAGTTGCAACCCGCTCTCTGCTCTCACGACGGTACTTTCGTGATTGTGGGGAGCGGGCCTTCCCTTCCCCTGTTTGCCGAGGAAATCAAGGCGGAACAGGCGAAGGGCAGGCCCGTCTGCGCCGTCAAGGGCGCGCATGACTTCCTGTGCGAGAACGACATCCTGCCGGAACTGTTCTGTTCCGTCGAGCCGCGCGATCGCCGGGAGAACCTGAAACACGCCAACCCGTACACCACCTACCTGCTGGCCTCGCGCGTGCATCCGGTGGTGTTTGATCACCTGAAGGACCGCAAGGTGATTCGGTGGCATTCATGGAGCGATCAACCAGAATGCGAAGCGTGGCGCGGTGTGGGGAAGTTCGGTATTGGCGGCGGTACGACATCAGGATTGCGGGCGATCAATGTTGGCTACGTGTTGGGATACCGCAAGTTTCGTTTGTATGGGCTGGATTCATGCCTTGCCGACGACAAAAGCACGAAGCGGTTCACCGGGGAAAAAGCGGGAGCGGTGATTGACGTGATCGTCGGTGGCCGAACGTTCTGGTGCAATCACGCGATGGCGCAGCAGGCGCAGGACTTCCAGCAACTCTACAAGGTGATGCCGGACATGACGGTGGAATCGTTCGGAGACGGGCTGATTACCGCGATCCTGGCGGAACGGCGCAAGCAGGGGCTACGGACATGATCCGCATTTTCACCGGGTACGACCCGCGCGAAGCGATTGGTTGGCATGTTTTCAATCAGTCGCTGATCAACACATGCAGCGAGCCGTTCTCGGTGTCGCCGTTGTATTCGGGCGCGAAGACCGACGGCACCAACGCGTTTACCTACGCGCGGTTTCAAGTGCCGCAGTTGTGCAATTTTGAAGGGTGGGCGCTGTTCGTAGACGCTGCCGACATGATCGTGCGCGACGACATTGCCAAACTGTGGGCGCTGCGTGACCCGCAGTACGCCGTTCAGGTGGTCAAGCACGACTACCAGACGACAAGCAACGTGAAGTACATCGGCACCGACCTCGAGTCGCCGAACAGCAACTACCCGCGCAAGAACTGGGCATCGCTGATGCTGTTCAACTGCGCGCATCCTGCGCAGCATGTGTGGCTGACGCAGACGGTGGATGACATGGTGGCCGAGATTGGCGGCTCGAATGTGATGCGCCTGTCATGGCTGCAAGACGAGGAAATCGGCGATTTGCCGGGTGAATGGAACCATCTGGTGCGCGAGTACCCGCCCTGCGCGGACGCGAAGCTGGTGCATTACACGCTTGGCATCCCGGCGTTCAAGCACTACGATCAGGACGAGTTTAGCGACGAATGGCGTGGTGTCGCGCGCCAGGCGATGGAAGGCGTGCTGTGAAAATCTCATGGATTCACAGTCTCGGCCCAGGCGCGGCGTCCTACCGCTACCGGGCACAGATACCGGCCGAGCAGGTACACCGCTTCACAGAGATTCATTGCTCGCTGAACGCTGGCGTGGCCGACGTGGTGGTATTTGCAAAGCCGATGCCGGACGACCTCCAGACCATCCGCATGGCGCGCAACGACGGCGCCCGGGTGGTGGTGGACTTCTGCGACGACCATTTCGACCATCCGACGCTCGGCCCGGTGTACCGCGACATGGCAAAGCAGGCCGACATCATCACTTGCCCGACCGGCACGATGGGCGCGCGAATCTACGCCGCTACCGGCCGCGAGTCGGTGACCATCGGCGACCCCTACGAGATGCCGCTGATCCCGCCGCACGCCGACGGGCCGAAAACCATCTGGTTCGGCCACCAGCGCAACCTGCCGGAAATCACGAAGTGGTTCAAGCGCATTGACATGTCGAATTTTATGCTTGTGACGGGCGAAACGACCAAGGTGCAGGGCTACATACCCTGGAGCGTTGAAAACCTCATTACGGCCCTTTCTGAGGCCAATACGGCCCTTTTGCCGGTATCGGAGGGTGGCGAGTACAAGTCGCCGAACCGCTTGGTCAATGCGCTGCGTGCCGGGTGCTTCGTGGTGACCAAAAACGTGCCGGCGCACAAGGAGTTCCGCGAATTCGTGTGGACGGGTGGTCTGGAAACCGGCCTGAAGTGGTTCCGCGCGTTCGAATCGGACCTGAACGACCGGGTTCTGGCAGGGCAGGCGTACATCGAGAAATACTCGCCGGAAAGGATTGGTGCGCAATGGGCGCAGCTTATAGCCAGTTTGTAGAAAATTGTTTGACTCACGACGAATTTGCGGAATATTTAGCCGGCATGGTTTATATGTGGGAAAAGAACGTTCTTCCTTGGCATTTTGAAGAATTATGGGAAAGCGGGAACTTATTTGCTGTAGCCGGGTGGATGGATGGGCAAAAGTATTTGCGCAAAGACTGGGACAATTTTTTGTTGACAATATGAACCCGCCCGTCATGGACTTCGTTTCCCGTCTTCCGGTTCACGACTCATATCGTGTATTGGAAGTTGGTTCGCGCATCGTAAAGCGGACGGTGCGGACTGTGTTTCCGTCATGTCGTGAGTACGTCGGCATAGACATGATTGAAGGTCCGGGGGTGGATGTAATCCTGAAGGCCGAAGATGCCCACAACCATTTCGGCGCAGAGTCATTTGACGCGGTTTTGTGCCTTGAAACGATGGAGCATGTGCAGCATTGGCGTGCGGCGTTGGAATCTGTTTTTTCGTGCGTGCGGACAGGCGGCGTGTTTTGCATGACGACGCCGACCATAGAAAAGGGCCGGCACAACTATCCAGACGACTATTGGCGCTGGACGTTGCGCGACTATGCGGAAATGTTTGCAGACCAGCAAATTATGTCGCTGTGCCAAGTATGGAAAAAAGGCATTGGCGTGATGCTGAAAAAGAGGTCAAACCGATTGCATCTTGACGCTGTTTACCCGATGGAGGTCGCATGAGGGTGAATTTAGGCGCTGGCGATAAATACTGGCCCGGGTGGATCAATATCGACATCGAAGGCGATCAGGACGTGAACGCGAACGTGGACCGTTTGCCGTTCGAAAGCAACAGCGTGGACGAGATTCAGTGCATCCACCTGTTTGAGCATCTGGAACGCATGAAGGTCGGCGCAGTTCTGGCCGAATGGCGTCGGGTGCTCAAACCGGGCGGCAGGCTGACGATGGAATTGCCGTGCTTGGATTCAATCGTTGACATGATGCATGGAGGAGAGCGGAACATGCGCCTGACCCTGTTTGGGTTGTTTGGCGATCCGAGGGACGAAAGCCCCTACATGGCGCACAAGTGGTGCTGGAGCCGCCGCGAAATGAGCGAACAACTGACGGAATCCGGGTTTGACGAGATTGAGTTCGACAAGCCAAAATTCCACATCCCGGCGCGCGACATGCGCGTCACCGCATTGAAAGGGAAGCAATGAGCAACGTCATGGACATCGCGCAGGAACGCAAGGAACGGCCTGCCTACGTGAAATTCGAGCGGGTCGCAGTCGAGGACAAGGCAGCCAGCGTCGCCGCCGGCCGGTACGTCGCCAAGGACGTGGACATGGCATACATCACGCCGCCGTACTCGCGCGACATTTTCAAGATGAAGGTTACCGATTGGCTGACCAACATGCGGCAAGATGTGGCGAACGGCCGCATGCCCGAGGAATGGGCGCAGAACTACCGCAAGGCTTACGAGGCGTGGAAGAACGGGCAGGAACTGCCGCTCAACGGCACGCCGATCAAGGGCTGGGGTGTGATCTCGCCTGCCATGCAGGAAACCCTGATCCGACTGAATATCCTGACGGTGGAAGACTTGTCCACGGTGACCGACGAAGGTCAGCGCGCCATCGGCATGGGTTCAATCGACCTCAAGAACAAGGCGGCAGCGTGGCTCGCGCAGATGAACGACAAGGGCAGCGTGACCATGAAAATGGCCGCGCTTGAGCAGCAGAACGCGCAGCTTCAGGGCAACGTCTCCACCTTGGAGCGCCAGGTGCGCGAATTGCTGGCGGTGGTGAAGACGCAGGGCGCGGTTGACCAGGGGGCTTACAACCCGCCGGACCCCGCTATCAGCGCGTCCGACCTGCTGGACGATCAGCCTGAGCCGCCGGCCGTTCGCCGCGGTCGCTTTCCCAAGCAGCAGGAACCGCAGGCTTTGTAAAGGACCGCAGCCATGACGATGTTGACAGTGGTACAGAAGTTTTGCCGTCGGACAGGCTTGCCTGTGCCGTCAACCGTCTATGGCTCGACCGACACCAAAGTGCTGCAAGTTATGGGCATTCTGGAGGAAGAGATCAACGATCTCGCAGTTGCCGGCGGGTGGCAGGAACTGCAATGCGAGGCGGCGCACACCACGATTGCCGATCAGGACCAGGGCGACATTGACACCATCGCGGCCAACGGGTTCCGCTATATCAAGAACCAGACCATCTGGGACCGGACGACCAAGCTGCCGGTGCTTGGCCCCATGTCGGACAAGGAGTGGCAGGCGCTGAAGGCCATCATCGTCACCGGGCCGCGTTACCGTTTCCGCATCCGGCAAGGGCGCTTGCTAGTCAACCCGGTGCCGCCTGCGGGTTCGTCATGGTATTTCGAATATGTGTCGAAATACGCCATTCTTGAGTCCGACGGCACGACCTACACCGATGCGTTCACGTCCGACGACGACACGATCCTGCTGCCGGAATCGCTGGTTCTGCAAGGCTTGCGGTGGCGCTGGAAGAAGGAAAAAGGGCTGGACTACGCCGAGGATTTCCGCACCTACGAAATGCAGAAGAAGGACGCTATCGGCCGCGACGGTGGCAAACCGACCGTGTATGCGGACAACGCGGCATGGCGTGGTCCGTTCCCAGGCATTTGGGTCAGCGATGGGAATTGGCAGGTGCCATGAGACAACCGCTACGCAGCAAGGGCCGCGCGCCACGCGCTCGCGTGGTAAGCAGCAAAACCCATCCCGCACCCGTTGGCGGCTGGAATGCGCGCGACTCGCTGGCCGAGATGAAGCCCAACGAGGCGGTGTCGCTGGTTAACTGGTTCCCCGGGACATCGTACTGCGAGATCCGTGGCGGCAACGTTAGCCATGCGACCGGCATGACCGGCACCGGAAAGACTTTGGCGGTGTACAACGCATTGTCCGGCACGAACAAGATGTT